CTCGGCGGGCACCATCTACACCTGCATCGGCGTGGCCCGGGCGATGCAGGACTCCGACGTGGCGTGGCACGCGAAGGCGTGGTCGGACGGGTTCGGGCACGTCATCCACAACTGGTTCAGCATCGGCCGCCCGGTGTTCGGCTTCGAGTCCTACTACCGCGACCAGCTGGCCGGCGACCTCTGGGTCGACGGGGTCATGTCGTTCGACATCGAGCGGCGCAGTCGGGACGAGGTCATCGCCCTGCTGCGACAGCTCCAGGCCAACCCCGAGATGCACCAGCGGATGTGCGAAGCCGCCGCCGCCCGGTTTCGCGAGGTCGTCAACTTCGACGAGGAGGAACAGCAGATCCGGGCGCTGTTCGCGCAGGTGCTCCCGTGAGGCTCCTGATCTGGGGGCAGCACAGCCATACCGGGTTCGGCAGGGTCACCCGCGAACTCGCGGAACGGTTCCTCGCCCTCGGCATCGACGTCCGGGTGATCGCGGTCAACCACCGCGGCGAGCCGGTCACCGGGCCGCTGTCGGGGCGGGTGTGGCCTGCCAACCTCAACGGCGACGGGTTCGGGGCATCGTTCAATCACCTTGCCATCGACGGCACGTTCTGGAAGCAGTTCAACGCGACCGACGACTGGAAGCCCGACGTCGGGCTGGTCATCGCGGACGTGTCGGGCCTCAAGTCCTACATCGGCCAGCGGGTCAACCCGCAGTGGTCGACGATCCCGATCCTCCACTATTGCCCCATCGAGGGCGACAACCTCGCACCGTCCTGGCGGGACGTGTGGGGGATGTTCCAGCCGGTCGCCATGAGCGAGTACGGCCGGACGCAGATCGCCGAGCACATCGGGCGCGACGTGCCGTTGTTCTACGATGGCGTCCACACCGAGACGTTCCGGCCGGTGTCGGTGACCGAGCCGTTCGTGTTCGACAACCTGATCCTCCGGACCAAGGAGGACTGCAAGCGGGCGTTCGGGTTCGATCCAGCCCGTAAGCTGGTGCTGCGAGCGGATCGAGCAGTCCAGCGCAAGTTCTACGACGTGACCCTGCGGGCCATGTCCGAGGTGTTCGACCGCGATCCGCTGGTCGACCTGGTGCTGCACTGCTCCCCGGTCGACGAGGGGTACGTGCTGTACGAGGACCTCGCCCGCCTGCCGGCTCACCAGATGCAGCCCGGTAGCCCGCGAGTCAAGCTGACGATGGCGCACGACACCTTCGTCGGGCTCCCCGAGGGGATGCTGGTCGCGCTCTACAACGCCGCCGACGTCTACCTCACGACCACCTCGGGCGAGGGGTTCGGCCTGACCATCGCGGAGGCGCTCGCGTGCGAGGTCCCCGTGGTGTCGACCGGCTGGGCCGCCGAGGTCGAGGTCGTGGGACCTGGAGGCATCCTCGTCCCGCCGATCAAGGACGAGTACGGCGAGACGGTCCGCTATCACTCCACCTACGGCATGGACTGGGCCATCCCCGACCCCAAGGGGTTCGTCGAGCCCGTGCTGGGGCTGCTCGCCAAGCCGCAGCGGGCCCGGGCGATCGGCAAGGCCGGCCGCCACCACGTCATTCGATCGTTCAACTGGGACCGCGCCACGGACCAGTTCATCGCCCTGTTCGCCCAAGCCCTAGAGGCTGCCGAGGTTGCCGCGTGAGCGTTCCCTTCATCACCCTCGCCGAGATCAAGACGTTCATCGGCAAGACCGGGACCGATGACGACGTGCTCATCGCGTCGATCGCGTCCAACGCGAGCGCGATGGCCGAGCGGCACACCGGCCGGATCTTCGGCGTGCAGTCGAACACGACCTACCGCTACTCCACGGACGGGCAGAACTCGATCACCATCCACGACCGCCCGTACAACGACGCGACGCGGCTGGTGACGTGGAACGGGGCCACGCTGAGCGAGGGCACGAACGTCTGGTTCCTCCCCGACCGCCGCAACCAGGACGTCTCGATCACCGTCCAGCTGCGCCCGTACGACACCTCGAGGCCCGACTGGTTCAAGGTCGACCCCCAATGGTGGGACAAGAACCTTGACGACCCGCGCTGGTCGTTGCAGTCAGGGCTCCCGAACGACCTCGTCCTGCAAGGCACGGTGGGGCATCCGGTCGTGGCCGGTGACGTCAAGGCGGGCACGCTCGAGCTCGCGGGCTACCTGTACTGGCGCACCAAGGGCGGCGCGTCGTCGTTCGCCGAGACGCTGAGCGGCACGGACGTCGACCTGTCGGTGCTGCCGATGGCGTATCAGGTCATGGTCTCCAACTGGCGGATCAGGACCGCCGTGGTGGACATCTGATGGCCGACGTCCTCGGGGTCAACGCGCTCAAGCGGCGGCTGACCGCCCTCAAGAAGTCGCCGACGCCGATCCTCGCCATCATCCAGACCGATACGGTGGCCTTCGCCAAGCGCAACCTGACCAGCGATGGGCACGTCAAGACCGGGTTCACCCGGCGGTCGGTCCGGCGGGGGACGCTCACGAAGTCCTACGCCATCGTCCTCGCGGGCGGGGCGTCGGTGTTCATAGAGAAGGGAACCAAGCCGCACCGCATCCCGAAGTCGGGCAACGCCAAGCGCCCCATGCCCATCGGTGGGAGTCGGCGACTGTCGGGCAGCCTGCGGCGTGGCTCGAGTCCCGCGTTCTTCGCGTGGCACGTCCAGCACCCCGGCACCAAGGCCGACCCGTTCCTGGTCCCGGCCGCCAAGGAAGCGCTCGCGAAGTCCGGCTGGGATAACGTGCCCGCGAAGCTCTGGAACGGGGCGGCATGACCGCGTCGACCTTCCGAGCCGATACGACCGCGGGCATCGTGGCGGTGCTCAACGGGGTGATCGCAGCTCACCCGACCCTGCTCATCCGGGCATATCCGTCGAGGCCCGCCAACGTGACGGTTGACCTTCCGGCGGCGTTCGTGGACGCTCGGCCCGAGACGGTCAGCCACGACTCGCAGACGCGCACGCGGCTGATGACGCCCTCGGTCGTGGTTGTCCGTGAGTACACCGACAACGCCGAGGCGATGGCCGCCTTCGACATCCTCGTAGACTTCATGGTCGATGCGTTCACCGCGGCACCCCAGTTCTCCACCGGGACGATCTGGGACACGTTCACCGTGGCCGATGAGGAATACCAGATCGGCGATTACCTCTACCCCGCCGTCCGGTTCACGTTCGCGGACGTGACGATGATGGACGGCCGAACCTAGACGCTCACGCTTCAATCGGCATGCCGGCCCAGATGTGGCCGGTTTTTTGATGCCCCGGACGGGCAGGAGGTATCCAGGTCATGCCCATCGCGGGTTTCATCAGGTTCCGCAAGCACCAGTGGGGCATCAACCAGACGTCGATCACGTCCAACGTGGCGGCGACGAAGGTGATGCCCTATCGGGGGCCGTTGAAGTACGAGCCCAACCGGACGCTGCCGGACGTCGACACCGGCTCCCTCGACCCGATCCTCGCGCCGTTCTTCGGGGCGGTGCAGGTCTCCTCGAGCCTCACGGGGAAGGCGGCGTTCGACGACCTCCCGTACATCTACGCCCTCGGCATCAAGGGCGGCGTCACCCCCACCGGCTCGGCGACTGGCCGGATCTGGACGTACCAGGCGGCGTCGCTCACGGCTGACGCCTTCGACTACGTGACCGACCAGTGGGGCGACGACGTCACGTACGACGGCATCACGGCCGGCGGCGGGATCATCAACGACTTCTCGTTCGCCTTCGACGCGGATCTGTCGGCGTTCGACGTCACCGCCAACCTGCTCTACGCCCGCGCGGCCTTCGGCTCCAACGCAGGCTTCACCGGCGGCCTCACGATCGACGCGAGCCCCGAGTGGGTGTACGGCGCACACACCGTCGTCTACATGGACACCGTGGCCGGTGCCATCGGCACGTCGCCGCTGCTGTCAACCGTCCACGCGATGTCGTTCTCGGTCAACAACAACATCGACCAGAAGCGGTTCGCCAACGGGTCGAATCAGAACTGGGAGCTCCAGGGCTTCGGGCGCGGCCCGCGCGAGATCGAGTTCAAGCTCACCCTCGCAAAGACCGTGCAGTCGGTGTCCGAGGCGCAGACCCTCGACGATGTCCCGGTGCCCACGCGGTACTTCGACATCAAGACCACGTCCACCGAGATCATCCCCGGTGGCTCT